CTTTCATAATTACCTTTCAATCGTTGTGTGCCAGTTCTACTACCTCTTGGTGCTGCTTCATGATGGCAATTTTTATTTCCATTAAAACATTCTGATCTTGGCAACCAACCATTAGGATTAAATATACTTCTTAAATTATTTGTCCAAATATCAGTAGGTTTTGCTCTTGTATCACCATATTTACAATACCATACAGTAGTTCTTGGTAAACCTTTTACAACATCTAATTTTCTTAATTTACCTCTTGGGTTTTCTATATAGTAATACTTTGGGTTTATTTTATTTATTATCTCTAATGTTTTTTCTACAAGTTTCAAACCAAACTTTGCTTTTTCTGTTTTTGGGGTGTGGTCTTTGTGCCAGTTAATACCTATTCTTGCAACTGTAAAAGCAGTACATGGTGGTGAAGCCCATACAATATCAGGTGCAAATGGTATTTTATTTATGTCAAAGTTTAGTATATCTACCACATAATCTATACCATCAAAATTATTTACATCTGTACTAAAAACTTCGTACCCTAATTCTTCTGCAACTTTGCCTATACTTCTACTACCTGCAAATAATTCAAGAACCTTCATTTACCAAATAGGTTCATATTTCTTTAACCTATCTATTTCTTTTTGCTTTTCTTCAAGTTTTTTAAGAAGTTCTTTGTTTTGTTTTAGTAGTATCTTACTTTCTCTTTTGTACTTTCTGTATAAATCTATTGCATTTGTATCTACTACCTTTTCTTCTTCTAACATACTTTCAAGTGTTTTGTAGCTGTTTAGGTTTTGTGCATAAAACTTTTTAAGGTGTAGCCATTGTGTAAATACTTTTTTGTGGTGTACTACGCTACTGTGATCCCTGTTTATTTCTTCACCTATTCTTTTACAAGATAGCTTTGTATGTTTAAGTGCAAGGTTAGAATATAACACCCTTGCTTCTACATAAGGTTGTGTTCTTTTCTTTAATGATATATCTTCTATACCTGTTTCTGTTTCTACTAATTCTTTAATTTTTTTAATCATAACTTTCTTTTATTGCTTTTATCATACCTGCACATGCTTCATACATTTCTTGTTCCTCGTACATTTCTACTATCTTTAGTAGTTCTTGTTTGGTTGCACCATCATCTATATCCTGTAGGGTAAGAAGGTAAAATTCATGTATAGTATTAAGTTTCAAATTATTTCTTCACCACTTTCAATTTCTTTTTGCAGGTAAGCCAATGCCCTCCATGCTACCTTAACACTATGGCTTACACCATCTGTATCAAGTGTACCTGCTTGTAGTAAGTGCCTTGTAAGTGCATCAAGTTCATCACCACTTTTGCTTCTATCCCAATGTAGTTTTTTATTGGGGTTGTGTTGTAGGTTACCTTTGTAACTGCATCTTGCTATTTCTTTTATAGCATCAGGAAAGTATTTTAACACCCCTGAATATACAGGTAAAGTTTTTCTTTCTTCTGTAGGTTGTTTTACTACTTCTGTTTCTTTTATTTCTTTTATTCTTTTTTGTACTAATTCTTGTAATTGTTTCATAATATTCCTCTTAAAACGTATTGATCTAAATTGTTTTGTTCTTCAAAAAAATGCCTGTACACACTTACAGCTTGTTTAAATTTTGTACCACCCTTTTCATAAAATTCTTCACTTGTTTCAAATATACCAATATCTTTTGTTTGTTTGTTTACTACTATAAATTTAAAATCAGTTGCTTTAAATAATTTCATGTACAAATAACATTGCATATCGTAATTATATTTATCTGCTGAATATCCAAAATCTTTTAGGTTAGTAGAAGTAGTTTTTAAATCTATAATTGTTCTACCTTTTATAATATCTGCCTTACCCCTGAAAGGTAAACCATCTATCATTTCTATTGCAGGTACTTCAAACTGTGAATCTTTTAAATAACCCTTTACTACTTCGTTTTGTAAAACTGCATCTGCTATATGTTCTACATCTGCTACTTCTTTTTTAAGTAGTATATGGTGGTGTTTTTCTTTTGCTTCTTTGTATGCTTTTGTGTTTCTACTTGATACATCTAATATTTGTACATTGTCCATTTTTTGAGGTTCTAATATCATCCAATGAAAAACCTTACCAATCATTAGTGCTGTTGTTTCTTCACCTGCAAAATTCAAACTTTGCCTGTAGGTTTTTGCACTTTTTAAAAGGTTACTTAATGCACTACTGCTTAAAGCATACTTACCTAAATGTTCATAGTAAAAAGTATCACTAACCATTTCAGTTAGTATTTCTTGTTTACCCCAAGTTTCATTATTTAGTAACTTAATCATATTTTATCTTATGTATTTGTAATCAGTAGGTAACATGTTTTCAAATAATGATATTAAATATTCATGTTGCTTATCACTTGTATCCCCCCATCCATTTAAATCTATGTCTTGATAAAATAAAGCACGCCTTATAGTATCAATATCATCAAAGGTTAATTCTATATTTACTTTTACTTTTGTTTGTTTTATTTTGTTTATAGTAGTCATAATTTTAATGTTTAAATGTTTTGCTAATATAAAACCTTATTTAGTAACTTAATCATATTTTTTTAAATCTTCTTGTAAAGTATTTTCTATATAAGATACTAATACTGCTGATACATCTTTTTTTGTTTTTTCTGTGTAGGTAAATAATTCATCAAACATTTCTACTTGAGGGTTGCCTTTGGTAAACATATCTTTTGCCATGTGTGTAAAAACTTCTATTGTACCCCTCCAAGTATTATCCATATAACATTTTCTTACTGTTACAAGAATATCCCCTGCTCTATTTTCGTATCTTCCTTCGTATCTTTTATATAATTGTAATTTCATATCTTGTTGTTTAAATATACCCAAATATAAGACTTTTATACTTATAAACAAAATATTAACGAATATTTTTTAAATATTTTTTAAATCTTCTAAAACTTCTTCAAGTTTACTTATCATCTTTTTTATTTGTGATTTTAGTTTTATGTATTGTACCTTTTCTTCTGAAGTTGTGTTTTGTACATATACTAACCCAGTCATTTCATCTACTACTTTTTTCATAATCTATAAAAATATACTATTAAATATTCAACCATTCTTAATACTATATAACCAGTAACAAACTGCTGCCAATCAATCATTCTACTGGTATTTTACTTTCTGCTTTTGCTAATCTTAACCTGTAATCACTTAATGCAGTTCTTAAATTACCTTCTTCTACTTTCTTTTTTGCAATAAGTAAACCCAGTTCTGCAAGTTCTTCTTTTATTATATTTAGTTCTTTGTGGTCAGGTTTTGCTTCACTCCATTTTTTTATGATACCCCAAATGTTTAGTAATGCTTTATCTGTTCTTAAATCATCTAAATTATTTAATTTCTTATTTATAAATTCATCCATAACATACCTTTTTTTTTTCTAAATGTTCTATATCTGTATATTTAACTCTTACTATTTTATCTTTTTTAGTTTTTCTTGTGTACAATTTAAAAAATTCTGTACCATTTTTTGCAACCTCTTTTACATCTTTTACCACTTGTAGTAAATCAAAAGTTTTAAAAAAACAAAAACAGCCCAAATGTTTCATATCAAAAGCTATATAATCTGCCTTGCCATAAAGCCAACCTTTTTTACCTGTAACATTTACAAGTTCAAGCCATATACTATTTTCATCTTTATTACTTTTTACATCTACGCTATAATCATTTACAAAATAATCTATGTGGTCATGTATATCTTGTTGTGCATTTGATCTTACAAGGGTATTGCCTTTTTCTATCATTATTCTTTCAAATTTTTTTTCTGTTTCTATGCCCATTAGCATATTTCTATAGTTCATCATGTTGGTATTCTTTATATATTCTTTTCAGTTTGTTCCAAACATTATGTACAAAACAGGAACTGCAAGATGTAGTAGAAACATTTTCTTTAAATACCCTGTTGTATATTTTTAAAATATTTACTTGTTCTTCTACAGTAATGGTAGAATTATTTATTTTTTCTGCCATGTAATTATATTCTTCTTCTGTAAAGCATTCAGGTTTATTATAGGGAAATAGTAAATTTAGTTTATCTTTTCTTTCATCACATCCACAGTCATCACCTGCTATAAATTTAACTACTTTTTTTATACCTGTAGCAGTTGTGATTTTTTCAACTGTATCACCTACACCTTTGCTTTTTTTATCGTATTTCTCTTTATACTTTTTGTAATTCTTCTTTGCCATAAATTAAAATTATAATTTTTTTATCTTACTATTTCTATATCGCTTTCTGTTTCTATTACAACCCTTGCACCACATGATAATATTTTTTTCCCTTCTTTACCATATATAACCCTGCAAGAACCTTTTACTTCTACTTCATGACAGTATGTATTATTACGACCTTCTTTAATTGTAATTACTGGATCATTAGTGCCATGTTTTAAGTTACTTCTAATCTTATGTTGATTTATGTGTATATATTTCTTCGCCATTATTTTATTTTATCAAAATCATTATTCTTAAAATCTTCCCAATCTTCTGCAAGTTTATGTTTTATATCTTTCTTTAAGTGCTTCAAACTGTTGAATATACTAACCCAACTTATTTTAGTTTCACTTGCAAGTTTTCTTATACTCATATCTGTTTGGCTGTATAGCTTCCATAGTTTTTTATCATACCAATGCCATGTATCTGTAACATCATCTACTAAATTACAAATTTTATGGTACGCTTCGTTTTCTTCTATGTTGTCTTGGTAGGGCAGTTGTATATCATATTCACCATTATCTATACTGTATTTTCTTACCTTTTTCTTTTTGTTGTAATACTGGTAAAAAAGTGAACGTAATGTAAAGTACATATAACCCCTGCTTACCTTACCATTTTTTATTACTTTGTTTTCACTTGCATATCTCATAAGTGCTAAATAAGAAAGTTGTACTATATCTTCTGCATAATTATATTCACCAAAAGTATTTACTATTTTAATCCAGTCATTATGATACTTGGCTACTTTTTCAATCCATTTGTACTTTTCCATTCTACTGTAATACTTACTATAAATAAACAAAATTGTAAAGTGTATTCAGTTTCTTCTTCTAATTGTTGGTAAGAATATAAACAGCCAAACATCAAACCAATGATAGGTGAAATACTTACATTGCCATCTACTAAATTACTCCAGTACATAGCTGCTGTTGTTAATATCAAAAGTGTTATTAATATATGTATCAAAACATTACTTGTTTTATATTCTTTTTGTTATGTAGTATATCTTGTCCTGCGAACTCAAAACCTACATTGTTTATTTTCATTCGTATTTTAACTGGTTGTTCAAATGGTGTACATCTACCACCTGTTTCTGTTTCCTTTACTTTTAAAACATGCAGGTGTGTAAACATCCATTCTGTTGGGTGTCCTGTATATCTATGTATGCAATAGCAGTCATTAAATCTATTGCCAAACTTGCCACCACCTTCTATACTTGCCATACCTAAAGGTACAGGTAAATTTTCATATTCATGGCTTTTTGGGTGTGTTCTTCTTAATGCTTCACTATTACCATGACAATTTAAAAACAAACTTATACCCCTTTTCTTTGCAAATAATCTTAATTCAGTAAGCACCATGTAATCGTATTCATGACCACCTAAACTTTTTATATCTTGGGGTTCTTTAGCTAAACTATTGTATGGATCAATTAAACATAAATTGTAATCCCAAGCATCTTTGATTGCATTTGCTTCTGCAAGTAAATCTTTATAAGTGTACAATTCATCTACATCTATAATTTTAAAATAGTCATCACACCAACCAAGTGCAGTTTGTATTTCTACTTCACTTGCCATGCTTATAGGTTTACCCATTTTAAACTCTATTATCTTTCTTACTATAGAATCTACTGTATTTTCAGAACTCCATATAAGTGTTTTAGTTTTATGCAGTACAGCCCATACAGTTAGTAAGTAAATTGCTACACTTGTTTTACCTACGTTTGCATGACCAATAAGTAGTGTAGTATTGCCATTAAGTTTTAACCTTATGTATTCATCAATTTCAGGAATACCAATTTTTAAACCTTCTTTAACCCTACCAAACTTTATATCAAGTAGTTTGTTTTTTATTTCAGTTGCTCTTATTATCATAAAAAAAGGGGGTAAAAACCCCCTGTAATTAAAATGGTAAATCTACTTCTATTTCCCTATCAGGGTTTTGTTCTGTATTGGTAACTTCATTACCAGTTTCTATTTTAAACCCTTTTAGTTTTACAAAGAATCTATCTTTCCACTTGTTACTATTTACATTCATGCTTACAGTAACAGTATCACCTTTTTTATACTGGCTTAAAACTTCTATTGATTTATTCCAAAACTCTATAGGCAATTCTTGTGGGTATTTATCCTTCGTTTCTAATATCATTGTTTGCACTTGGTTCAACCCTGTATTGCCTTCCAACTTTTGCAAATTGTTTATTTGTTTTATTTGTCCTTCTACTTTGTACATATTTATATTTTTGATAATTCTGTTTCAATTTCTTTACTTACTTTAAACTGGTTTCTAATTTGTTTTACACTACCACCTTGTTTTCTATACTCTATCATGGCACTATATTCAGGTGTACCTCTGTTTAACCACTTCTTTTGTTCATCAGGTATTTTAGGTAGGTCATCTACTATATTAGTATTTTTAACACCTTCACTTATTACCCAATCTACAATACGATCAGCAAACTTAAATACATCTTCTAAATTAGCATCACTATGTTTGCATCCACTATTACTACACCTTGCAAAAAAATCTGCTGCTGTTTTAATAGAACTTTGTTTTATAATATACATTTGTGTTTTATCCATAATTATTTATTTTAAAATTATTCACCAAGTTACAAAAAAATAGTGAATAAAAAAAGGGGTACTTTCATACCCCCACATTTAAACAATTATAAAATAAGAAACATTAAGTAATATTTTTGACCTTTGTAGTATATTGGTCAATCATATCCTGTATATCACTTGGTGCAAACTTACAAACTTCTTTGCTTTTTTTTAATAAATCTTGTGATAACTTTTTACCAAGTTGTAAACTAAACTCATATTGTCTACCTTGTTGGTAAGTATTACAATATATACATTGTGGTTTTACGTTGTTTAAATCCCACCTTGTACATAAATGTCTTCTACTTATAAAATGTCCTGCATGTAGTTGTTTATAGTGTTGTTGTTTACCACAAGTTATACACTTGCAATTTCCATTTTTGTCAGCATTAAACAACCTTACATATATACTAAATATTCTATCAAGTTTTTTAATAAGTTTACTTTTGCTTAATTTCTTTTTAGGCATATATTCCCACTAACCCACCAAAGTTAGTTGTTTTTTTTTACAAAGTCAAGTTTGCTATCTACCCTGCCCCCTGTATGCCTTTCTGTAGTGTTTAGAACCCTTTAGTTTGCTTGTTTTGGTCTTGGCATGTACATTAGGTCGTTTTACTTTTTTTCTTGCCTTATAAGTGCTTATTTGCTGTCTTGCCATTATCTTGTTTTGTCCTTGATTTTTTCAAATGTTCTTAAACCACCTAACCCTAACATGCCCATAAGTACAGTCATTAAGTGTTCCATCTGTAAAGCAGGGGGTACTTCTTCAGGTTGTAAAGCCCATATAAATAAATCTCTAATTATAAAATTATATGCAAGTGCTACACCACAAACCCAACCAACAAAAGGTCGCCAACCTGCAACAAAAACACTTCTGTGCTTTGCTTCAATTTCATTTATCTTTGTTTGTATTTGTATAAGTTCGTTTGGATCAAGTTCTTTACCCTTTATAGCTTCCCTTATATCCCAAGCAAGTGAACCTAAATTAGATTTTTCTTTGTTGCCACCTTTCAATAAACCTAACAGTAATTTTATCATGTGTATTTCCTACTAAAGCAGTTTTAGCTATATAGCCATATTGCATTTGGCTTATCATTATCCAAGTCCACATGCAAAAATGTGTTGGCAATTCCAACCCTTCTAAATCCAACTGTAATAAGTGCTGCAAGAATTTTTGATCTTGTAACAGAATCTGTACATCCAATATCTGCTGCAAGTCCATACATATGACTGCTCCCCTTACTGCTATTTGTTTTGGGTTTTCCACCCACTTTTCTATTATGGCTTTCTGTTCTATATCCACTATTGATTTTAAAGGGTATGCCTGCTTCTGTTCTTGCCCTGTCAAGTAACTGCATAAAATCAGCATCCATATTTTTACCTGAACCTTTAAAGTCAGGGCTATCAAATTCTTCAAGTTTAAAGTTTTTTAGTGTCATTTTTTCTTAAATCATCAATCCATACTGTAGACATCAAAGATAACTTTTCTATACTATCTTTTTGCATTTCTATCACCAAATTTTCTAAACTATCTTTTTGGCTTACAAGCATATCTACTTTCATTTCAAGGGAACTTATTTTTTTCTTTGCACTTTCAAGTTCATCAGGGTTTCTACCTGTAATAGTTGAAATAATCATGGCTACACTTGCAGCTATCATACCTATTAGTGTGTTTACTATAGAAGCATTTTCTTCAGGTATAGTGTATTCTGTTAAATATACCAGTATGCCTACTATCAGAAAAAACACAAGTAATGCACCTGAAAAGTGTAATAGAAATCTAAAAGTGCCATTCTTTGGTATCATTTTGCCTTTTGATATATCTGAATTATTACTAATACTATTGTTAAAACTAAAACAGCAGTTTGTAAGTACATATTAACTTGTGGCATTGAACTAAAAATAAGTGCAAATGCT